GAAAATCAGCCCGAACGGGATGGGGTCAACGGTCGTGATGCCCAATAGATAGCACACAAGACTACCGCAGCTAGAGCCGCGTGCTGGCCCAACAAGCATCCGCTGACGAGCCCAAGTGCAAATGTCGGCAACGATGTAAAAATAGTCCTCATAGCCCTTCTCCTCAATCAGATTCAGCTCCCTGGCGAGCCGCGCTGCATATTCCTCATTGCTGAGGTCACAGCCCAGCTTCTTAGCGCCTTCAAAGCACAGCTGTTGCAATGTCTTCTCAACCTTGAATTTCGGCAGGGATGACTTTTGGAGTTGGGCATTGCTTGCCTCCAGCCATTCAATTGATAGTTTCCGTGCATCAATCAATGTGTCGATCGGCAATGCGTGATGTGCCACGCTGCTCTGCCACTCAATATTGTCCATGATGTGCTGTGGATAAGTCTGGGTCTCAGCATTGCGGCCAGTAAGCACCTCATAGAAGCCTTTGTCAGTGATGGTTGGGAAGCGATTGTCGCTGCTGGCGACGAACTGCCAGCCCTTCTCGAGCGCCCGTTTGACCACTGCCACCGGCGTGCTGGGCATCAGGCCCACCGCCAAGTTCGGCAACGGCAGAGGCTCATAATCCCAGAATGCCATGGGCGGTCGGTGGCCAGTCATCTTGAACACACCCTCAGCGCTCATCGCCTGTTCCAGTGTCAGCAATGGCTGGTAGCGAAACTGCGTGGTAGCCTGGGTTACCAGCGCATTGATTGGCTCGATTGAATCCTGCGCGATGAATGTCCAATAATCCACTGATGGCTTCTTGGCATTGATGGAGCTTGTGACTGCCAATTCAACACCGAACACAGGGCGCATTCCCCGCGCCTCTGCAGCCTTCTTCCAGCGGTAGAACCCAAATGTGCTGGCGCGGTCGGTGATGGGCGCTACGGTGTGCCCCAGCGCCTGCAAACGGTCAAGCACCTTGTCGATCTTTCCCGCTGCAGCACGGAACGAATAGCCAGTCCTAATCTTGAGCATGAATGATGCTTTCCAGGCTGTCGGCGGCGGTGCGCAGGTCATCAATGACAATCCGCAATGGCCGCATCCCGATTGTGTTCTTGCCCAGTGCCAAGGCTAGCGTGCCAGACGAGCGTGCAACCAATGAGTGCGCCTTGAGTATTGTGTTCTTCCTGTCGCTCACAAATCGCCCCTTTTCCTCAGCTCGAGATAACAAGCGGTCAGGGCCATGACATCGTGCCGAGCGCGGTGAGCGCCAGCGAATGGCTCACCGAACAATTCCTCGTGCAGATTGCCCAGGCTCAATCGGTGCCCTTTGATCCATTCAGTCTGCTCAACGGTGCAGATCAATCTGGCAGGCCATTTTGGTGAACAGCCAGAGCGTGCGCAATCCGCCTCAACTAGCGCCATATCAAAGCTAAGGTTGTGAGCAACGACAGCGTCCGCCACGGCAACCATCTCGCAAATCTGCGCTGCATAGGCGCGGAACGGTTTCGCATCTTTCAATTCCTCTGACTTGATGCCTGTGATGCGGGTGATTACTGCCTCCAGCTCGACGCCAGGGTTGCAGAAGAATTCAATCTCATTCAGCACCTCACCTGTTTCATCGTTCACAGTGTGGCCAAAGAATTCGATGATGCGTGGCTGGCTGGACAACGGCACCAAGCTGTTCTTGACCAAGCCAGTGGTCTCAGTGTCGAAGATGAAGGCTCTCATAGCCTGCGAGCTTCAGTGTCAAGTTCCTTGAGCATCATAGCATACACAGCCAGATCATCAAGACTGTCGTCGTGGCCACCGCTATTGAAGTTCTCACAGTATCTTGTGAGTTTGCTGATGACTTGAATGAGTACTCCGACCCTGTTATTGAATTGTGCTTTTGTCTCTGGGAAGCCTTGCTCCATGCCACTAGGCATCAGCGCCTCCATGACATTGCCGAACCGCTTGTAGTTGTCCCCATAGAGCTTGTTGCGCTCTTCATAGATTTCCGCTGCATTGTGCAGCGCTTCTGATACGAACTTGGCCATCCTGTCCTTCTCCCAAAAAGTTGCGTCGTTGCACTCCATTCACAGCGTAGCAATGACCCACCTCACCAACTGTTTGTTCCTTCCGGTGGAATGCCTTCGGAGCCGCCGACGCGGTCGGCTCTCTGGAAACGGTGAGGTGGTAGCTTTAATATCCTCCAGGCCGGACTTGCCAGCAATTGTAGCCCAAGTTGCGCCATGCCTCGACCACCTTGTCACGGTCTTCGAGGATGAACAGGATGTCATCTTTCTCGTGCTTGTCCTCCAGCATCTTTGGCTTGAGCTCATGGTCAGGCATGTAGTTATTGTCTGGCCTCATCATCAATTCATCAAGCCATATGTCATTCTTGGTCAGCCAATCGAGCGTTGAATTGCGGAACTTCTCGTTGCGGCCGGTCAGACCCACAACACCGATGCCTGCGCCATACAGAATGTCAAGCAGCCCTTTGGTGTCTGCCCATGGTTCATCGTCACCCAGCATGGAGTGAAACTCATCCCATTGACCGGCCACAGCAAGGTGCTCACGGTGCTTGGAATTGCACAGCGTGCCGTCCAGGTCGATGACGACGATCTGGGCCTCATTCATGCTGTCATCCTCATCTGGTCGATCAGCTTGACCAATTGGATTTTGGCCTCACTAGGGAACGAATTTGTATCACATATGGCAACAATATTTGCTTCCAACTCAGCCGCCGCCTTGTCAAAGGTGCGCTCCAGGAACATGCTTGCCCATGGGTGAACGCGAATGACCTCGGCCCGCATAGCGTCCATCACCGAGCGATACTCGCCTTGGGTGCGACTGCTGGCCCGCTTACGCTGGGTGTCGCTGAATGTGCGCAGGTCGAACTTGGCGACGATGTTGGTGAGAATGTTGGTTGGCAATATACCTCTGGCGTCTTCGATCTTGGCGCCATTAGAAATCAAAAATCGATAAGCCTCATCAATGCTGACCATTCCAAAATCATAGGCATTTTGCTTTATCTTATCGCCTTCGATCGAAGGGCCAACCAGATAGTCCCAGCCATCAACATCGAGCACGCGCATTGTCTGCTGGGCGTAGGAGCCGGTGCGGGTGCGCACGAATTGATGGGTGAAGGCACGCGTGACACCATTGATGAGGAATGTGTAGGTGACGAACTCCCAGCTGGACGGAATGGTGTTAGCCATATACTCCAACTCCTTGGCCATCTCCTCATCGCTCTTGGCGGCGATCTCGTCCATCAAATTTGGCACCATGTTCAGGCGCGTAGCCTTTGTGAACACGAGCACATTGGCGGCGTGACGCGCAGGGTCGGCAGTGCCAGCCCCTGTGTAGTCAATCAGCTGGACATTCACAAGCGTTCTCCTCTGACCACAACAAGTGTCCATTTGCCGCTGATAGGCCCGAAACCCTTCAAAACTTCAATTGGCAACTCTGTGCCATCCATGCTGCGCTGTTCTAGGTTGGCTTCAGATGCGGCTGTTATAACCATGCTGTTCCAGACCTGCATGCCGAGCTCATGGATGATTTGGTCCTTTATCTTTGGTTCTGGCGGCTCTCCCCAGTCCTTTATTGCAGTCCTCATTTCAGTCTCCCATGGTAGTTGGTGCCACTGCGCAGCATGGCTTGGATTTTGCGCACATCATGGAACACATCATCAAGCAGAAGACCAGGCTTCCAAATGGCGAAGCGCCCAAGAGAGTAAATTTTGTATTCGTCCGTGGCCCACATGATGAATTTGCGGCGCTCACGGTCATCAATGCCGACGATCTTGGCATATTTCTGGTGCCTGAGCTCGGCCTTGTAATTCTGCAATCCAGCTAGGCCAAAATCCCAAAGCACGATGTCCATGAACGCTTCGACTGTCCATTCAACAGGGTCGAATTCTTCCACCAGCTCAATCTGCAGCAGGTCGCCAGTCAGAGTTGCCCGCACAATCGGTAGCCCTGGTTCAGGGTAATAGATGGTCGCGCACAGGTCACTGGGGATACCAAGCTCAGCCACCACCACTGAACCATGGCGGTATTGGAAATCTGGCCGGTGTGGATATTCCAGCATCTTCATCAACGAGCCCATAGGAATGGTGGAAATGATTGGCCCAGCCTTGCTCCACTCCTCAGCGTTTGGCTTGTCGAACGGAAAGTCAAAGTCGATCTCGTTGTGCTGCCTTTCGGCAAGCATCTGGATGAAATCAGGCGGCGCGATGAAGCGGTTGTCAATTCTGCCCTCAGCGGTCTTGATCGACCGCAGGGATGCCCGCCCATTGCTCTTCATGGAATAGCCAATAGCCTCGGCCACCTTGTTGCGGAAGGGCTTGACGATCTTGATGACCTCAACTGGCTGGAATGGAATGTTGAGGTGCTGGGCGATGTCGTCTGTGCGGAAGCGCAGCAGCGCATGGTGGTTGTTCGGCAAGGAACTTGCAGCTTCATAGATCTGCGCCTCCCTGCCGAACATAGCGCCCGCCAACAGGCCAGCCATGCCAGCGCCGATGATGGAGACAGTCATCAGGCTTCGCCCATCTCTTGCAGGTTGATGATTGTGTTGCCAGGATTGTTGGCGTGGTAGCCAACAGCCTTGCTGAACCGCTTCAAAAATTCCAGCTCTGTTTTGGTGACTGGAAAGGTGAAGGATTGTGAGCTGTGAAACCCTGTGCCTTGGAAATCACCACTCCGAGACTTCATGGCGAAGCCAACCTTGACCAACTTTTTGTCTTCCATCACTTGTCTCCCACACGCTTGAATTTGGCCACTCGTCCGGTGTAAAGCCCCAGAACCTCAGTGTCCAGTGGCTCGCCATTCTTCATGCGCTCTCGAGCGAACGCCAACAGCGTCTGCGGATGAACGGTGCTCTCGACCTTGGGCGCAAAGCCTTGCTCCTCGATCTGCCCAGCCAAATCCAATGCCTCATTGTGCTGCGACTTGGTGAATGACACAGACAATTGCGTCTTGAGCAATTCGCCTGCATCATGCTCCTCCAGCCACTGTATGGCCGTTGCCCTGGCTGCGTCTTCCTTAGGCAAGGAGCCACTGATAAACTCGCCAACCTTAACGATCCAGCCACGCTGGGTGACCTGCTCCATGCCGAGCTCAGCCATCATATCAGGGATGACTGATGTGTTGAGGTTATTGAGCTGCTTTTTGGCTGCGCTCAAATCCTCTTCCATCTGGTCGATGGTTTGCTTGAGATCGATCGCCTCTGCTAATTTCTCATTCAGCCGAGCAAGAGCGTCGGGGGACGCGGGTGCGTCCCCCTGCTCTTCAAAGCTGAAATCTTGCTCTGAAGAACTGCTCATCACATCACCCCATCGTCAGAGTGGCCGCTGTCGATGATGTCACTGTTCATATCAGAGACATCACCGCGTGCTTCGCCGGCCATCACTTGGAGGCGGAAATCAGCCGCCTTCTGAGCGATAACCTGCCAAGCCACATTGCCAAAGTCCATCTCTGGCAAGCTGGGGCCACGGTTGACGGTCCAGCCTGCCCAATCGCCCTGGGCATTGCTCTCTTCAGCAGTGCCCAATTCGTATGCCCGATAGAACAAGGGCGGTGTGAAAGTGGAGCCGTCCTTGCGCTGAAGCTCTTCAGAGGCTGCGAGCGTGATCCACTTGCGAGCCTTTTTGAGCTGGGTGCTGGCCATCGGGACAAAGCACATCTGCCGGTTGTTGGACAGGTTGAAGCCGAAGAATTGGGCGGTCTCTGAAATGAGATTGCCATTGGCCAACAGCGGCTGCTTCTTGTCGTTGCGCTCTGTCTGCTCGAGGATTGCAGGGTCGGAGTGCACCGCCACCAGGCCACCACCGCTGGAGCGGGGTGCCCACTCCAGATAGTCCTTGCGGTAATAGACCGGCAGGAACATGATGCTTTGGAAGATGGCGCCGGTGCCGACATCGCAAATGTCGCCGACCTTGGCTCCTTCTATATAGGCAGCGTCACGCGGCTTGAGTTGGGGAGACAGGCTCTGGAGGATTGTGAGCCTGGGAACAAGCAAGTCTTTGGCTGTGACATTGTCGAGGCCAGCACCGGCGTTGCTCGAGAAGAAATCGTCAGCTGCGACGATCTGGTTGTTGCCCTGTTCAGCTGGGACCAGCTCATTCGTTGGCTTTTTGGCCATTTTCTCACATACCTTTTAATTAAGCGGACAAAGGTGAACCGCCAGGAAAGCTATGCCTGCGAACAAAGTGAAAGAAAAGTTGTTTTTTTCATCTTTTTGTAAACTATTTTGTAAGTCATTGATAACACGTAGTTCTTTTTGCTTTTCTTTTCTGAACAGATGGCGGATAAGAAGTTATGGGAGCGAGAAGCTTCCCACCAAGGAGAAGAAGAAATGGCCACCAAGAAATCAGCCAAGATGCCGGTAGCCTACCAGCACATGCTGACCGAGCTCAAAGGCGACCGCGCTCATTGCGCTGTGATTGCCATCGCCGCCATCACCCGCCTGCCAGCCAAGAAAGTGCAAGAGACCTTGACACGCTGCGGCCGCAAGATCGGCACAGGCACATCAGATTGGGAAATGTCCCATGCCTTGAAACTGCTGGGCTTCAAAGTGACCCGCACTGTTGCGCTCCACAAGATCATCGCGTCTTATCCTGGACCACACAACAACCTCAAGAATGTCACCACTCATCATCCGCGCCGCTTCCGCAAGGTCTGGGCCGACCAACCCGACATGCTGATGTTCTCTGGCAGTCATGTTTCTGCCTTTGTTGATGGCAAGGTTGTTGACTGGGCAGTTAAGAAGAGCAAAATAGTGGCGTATGTCTGGACCGTGGAGAAGGTGTCATGACCAAGCCCATGTTCACCCCGCTACCTTACAACCCAGAGGCTCACATCATCACCAACATTGGCTTCTTTGCCAATTGCCGTCGCGACCGGTTTTGTCGCTGTCAAAGGTGCAAGCCGAGCTTGCTCACCAAAGGGAATTGATATGAACAACGGAAGACGCAAGGAGCTTGAAAAGGCCAGCGCATTGATTGAGGACGCAAAGGGTATCATCGAGAGCTGCCGAGACGAAGAGCAGGATTATCTGGATGCAATGCCAGAGAGCCTCCAGTCCAGCGACAAATATTCCACTGCCGAACAGGCCATCAGCGAAATGGACTCCGCGATCGATGGTCTTGAAACTGCTCTGTCCAACATCGGAGTAATCATCATGGACGACCAACTCAAATTCTTTCTTATCCAAGGGCCGACCTCGGTCAAGGAGCTGGCTCGACTGACTGGTAAATCCACCAGCACACTTTACAAGTCGCTCAAGGCGGATGGGGTTATCACCACCGACAGCGACAAGGGCAAGCTATTCTCGATGGCCGCCGACACCGTGCAGGATGGGCAGGAGACCGCTCCGGCGTCTCAGAGCACCCCAACCCCCAGCAAACCCGCCGCTGACGCTCCTGCAGCGTCTACGGAGGCTGGCAAGCGCGGTCGTAAAGCGTCAACCCTGGGCAAGCAACTGACTGCCACCACCCAAGACAATCCGCGCCGCAAAGCCAGCCATGGCTTCAAGTCGCTCCAGATCATCATCGACAACCCTGGCATCCTCACTGAGGACTATCTGGCTAAGGGTGGCCGGCTGAACGATCTGAATTGGGACATCGCCCATGGCACCGTCAAGGTCGAAGGCTGATGAAGATCCACCTCACCATGCACTACTTCAAGGAGTGCCAGCACAGCCATCGCTATCAAGGCGAGAAGGGTGATGTCATTCACTCGCTCTACATCCGCAATGAGGCGATCAAAAAAGGAGAGAAAGCGCCTCACACCATCAGCGTCACTGTTCACGGATTGGATTAGGTTCAAAGTCATGATTGCTAAGATCGATCCTCAGACCATCACCTTGATGACGCGTGCTACGCCAGCAGTATTAGCGGCTCTGCCAGCACTTGAAGGCAGGCGCACATGGCTCAAGGGCGGTGGTCTGAGGATTGAGAATACCAAGCACAACCTAGACCACATGAAGGCGAGCTTCCCGATGCTGGTGCTGCAGATGCCGCTTGATATGGCGCCAATGCCAAGCGTTCCAGCGCACCTTGTGGAAACAACCCCGTATGAATTCAAGCGCCAACCAGACCCTCATCAGTTGATTGCTTTCGAGCGCAGCCAGTCCAACCGCCTTTTCGGATTGTTCATGGAACAGGGCACAGGCAAGACCAAGGTGGCGATTGACCGCGCATGCCAGCTGTTCATGGCCGGTCAGATAACTGGCGTCCTCGTAGTCACAAAAAAAGGCGTCCACCGTCAATGGGTGGATGCCGAATTGCCCAAGGACCATGGGCAAGGGTTCAAAGCTGATTGGTGGCGCGGCAAGCCGCTGGCGCTCGAGCTGATGGCTCAAGGCGACGATCTGAAATGGTTCTCCATCAATTATGACGCATTGCGGAGCGAAAAGGCTTTTGCCCAGGTAGAGAAATTCTGTCAAGCGCATTCCGGCAGGTTGCTGGTCATTGCAGACGAAAGCCAGTGCATCATGAACCACAATTCAATCCGCCACAAACGGATGGTCTCCCTCAAGCATTACAGCTCGCACCGCATGCTGCTGACTGGTACTCCGATCGCCAAGGATCTGACTGATGAGTGGGCCCAGCTGAAATGGCTGAATGAGAATATCCTGGGCATCAAATATGTCACAACCTTCCGTGCCCAATATTGCATCATGGGCGGCTATGAAGGCAGGGCAGTTGTCGGCCATAAGAATGTGTCAGACTTCAAAGCCAAGGTGGCGCCCTTCACCTACAGGGTGACCAAGGAGGAAATCGGCTACATCCCCAAGCACTATTCGGAATGGATATACGATCTGACTGCTGAGCAGTTGCGACTTATCAAGCAGGTCAAGCAGGAGCTGATGGCGGAGCTTGAGAGCGGAGAGACAGTGCCAGTGAGCTCGGCCACTGCAGCCTTCACAAAGGTCCAGCAGATCGCCAATGGCTTCATCATCAGCAAGATAGGACGCCCCATACCATTGATGCCATTGAGCAAGAACCCACGCATCAATGCAGCCCTGGAATATCTCGACAGCCGAGAAGGCAAGCA